AAAGCACCTCAAGGGGGAGGGTCCGTCTCTTGGGATTATTCCTATTAGGGCTGATAATACTACTAAGTGGGGATGTATTGATATTGATACTTATCCTCTGGATCATCGCGCACTCATTAACAAAATCAGGAAACTAGACTTACCTTTAGTTTACTGTAAGTCTAAAAGCGGAGGAGCGCATTTGTTTCTGTTCATGCAACAGCCAATCGCTTCCAAGCTTGTTAGAAGCAAATTAACGGACATGGCGTCCATAATTGGCCATTCCAATTCAGAAATATTTCCAAAACAATCAGGAATTCAAATAGAAAAGGGAGACCTAGGAAGCTTTTTAAATCTTCCTTATTTCAACAGCGACAAGTCAGTTCGATACGCCATCAAGGATGATTCAACAGCGGCTACACTTCAAGAGTTCTTTGAAATGCATGATAAGTACGCCGTTAAGGATATCGACAAGACAGGAACAGAAGCGATTCAGGAAGTAATCAAGGACGGTCCCCCATGCCTTCAGGCATTGTGTTCACAGGGATTTCCCGCAGGAACAAGAAACAACGGACTGTTCAACATCGGAGTTTATTTAAAAAAATTTGACCCGGACAAATGGGAGAAACTTTTAGAAGACCACAATCAAAAATTTATGAAACCTCCCTTAGACCACAGGGAAGTTGGCGCTGTTGTAAAAGCGTTGGACAAGAAGGGTTACATGTATAAATGCAAGGACCAACCCATAGTTTCCTACTGCAACGTAAATCTTTGCAAGACCAGAAAGCATGGAGTGGGCAATGACAATGCCTATGCGCAGATTCTATCATTGACAGTATTAAACACTGAACCGCCTTATTTTATAGCGGAAATAATGTCCGATGATCCAAAGTCAGATTACAAAATACAGCTATCAACGGAAGAGCTACAGATTCAAACAAAGTTTCAAAAAAGAGCCATGGAAGTATTAAAGATCATGCCTCCCTTGATGAAGAACATCGAATGGCAGAAATATGTTAACGGATTGTTAAAGAATGCCACCAATATATATTTTGCCAATGATGGAACCGTGGCCGGTCAGTTCTTATCTCACCTCCAGGAGTTTTGCACTGATCGGGCGCAGGCACAAAAGAAAGAAGACATAACACTGAGAAAGCCGTGGACGGAATGGGTTACAGAGATAGACGAGAATAAAAAAGAAGTTAAGCTGCAACGAACCTATTTCAGGTTGAAAGACTTGCATGCCTATCTTATTAGAAACAAGTTTACACATTACAGCAACACGGGACAGATCATAGCGGAGCTTAGAAAAATTAATGGAGTTTCCAGGTTCTGGAAGCTTGATGGAGCAGGCGTGAACACATGGGGTGTTCCCGCATTTGAGACACCAAACGTGGAGCATGAGATACAGGAGCAAAATGTCATACCATTCTAAAGGTTTAAAAAGAAATTTAAAATATAAAGATAAACGGGAAGATGGATACATATTTATACGATTTAGAAAAGAAATAAACAGAGACGGATTTCATAGGGAAGAATGGCAACATCCTTATCATAGATCAAATGCTTACAGAGCGAAATATGATTTAAAATATAAACAATCAGAAAAAGGGTTTTTTGAGAATTTATGGCAGTCAATAAAAAAATCAAGCAAAAAGAGAGGAACTATCAATTTTATTAAAAGCAGAGATCATCTTTTAGAATTATGGAACAATCATAAAAAAACTATGAAAGGTCCCTATTGCAGGTATAGTGGAATCAAACTTACTACAAAACGATCAATGGGAGAAGGTTGGAAAAAGAGTAGACCTACCAATCTATCCATTGACCGCATAGACCCAAGACGTCCTTATGAAGAAAAAAATATTGTCTTTTGCGCATGGGAATTTAATAACAGAAAAAATAGCATCACACCTGATGATTGTAAACGAATACTGGAAGTATATGAGGAACTTCATGCCAGAAGTTAACATTATACTAGGACCTCCAGGTACAGGTAAGACGGAGAATTTACTGCGGATAGTGGACCGGGAACTAAAAGAAGGTACTACTCCTAACAGAATTGCTTTTGTCAGCTTTACTAATAAAGCAACTGATGAGGCACGAGATAGAGCTAAGGATAAATTTAATCTTACCGACAATGATTTTCCTTACTTCAGTACGCTTCATGCTTTTGGCAAAAGACAGCTTGGCATGAGTAAATCAGAAGTAATGGATGGTAAAGATTACAGAGAATTTGCTGATAATTATGGTGTTGAATTAAAGATGGTTAACATTGACTGGGAGGGAAATGGAATTATTACCACAGACAATAAATATTTAAAGGATATAACTAAATCAAGAATGCAAGGATTGGAGTTGGATGATTATTACAACAAGGCTAATTTAGATTATCCATGGCATAAATTTTTATGGGCGCAACAATCTTTAGAGGAATATAAGCAGCAAACTGGAAAATGTGATTTCACTGACATGCTGTCACAGTATGTGGAATTTGGTCCTACTCCTCCATTAGATGTAGTTATTGTTGATGAAGCACAGGATCTTACTAAATTACAATGGGATATGTGCACTAAAATGTGGAAGGATGCCAAAAGAGTTTACGTAAGCGGCGACGATGATCAGGCTATTTTTAGGTGGGCCGGAGCTGATGTAGAACATCTTATAAATCTTAAAGGTAAACAAAGTGTTTTAAAACAATCACATAGATGTCCAGTAGAAGTTCACAAGATAGCACACGAGATAGTGACAAGAATTAGGGATAGAAGAGAAAAGGAATGGAATCCACGTGATGAAAAAGGATATGTTAATTTTCATACTTATCCTGGTAGTGTGGATGTAAGTGAGGGAAAATGGCTTATACTTGCGGCATGTAAATACATGTTAAATGATTTTGAAGAAGAGTTACGATATAGAGGACTGCCCTACACCAAATACGGTAAGCATCCAGTTGATGAAGATCTACTCAGAGGGATAGATGCATGGAATAGGTTAAACGATCTTGATGAAGCTATATCTTATAACGATGTTAAAGCAATATATTCAAACTTAAAAAGTGGAATTGGTGTTGCAAGGGGTTATAAGAATCTTCAGACAGTGGAGGAAGGAAAATCCTATAATGTAGAGGAATTAGTGATGCAGCATGGATTGCTTAATACAGGTGTTCCATGGGATGTAGCGTTCAATACAATAGGGGATCAAGATAAATCATACATAATGTCAATGGAGAAACATGGTGGTTTAAATGCTGATGCAAAAATAAATTTGAGCACTATACACATGGCTAAGGGAGGAGAGTGTGATAATGTTGCGCTCATGACAGGTCTATCACGAGCTAATAGAGACGAGATGGAAATTAATTCCGACGATACAAACAGAGTTTTTTATGTAGGAGTTACGCGTGCAAAAAAATCACTGCATGTGATTAAATCAGGATATGGAGATTTCATAATATGAAAAAAGAAGAGATATTACAAAGAGCTTCTGAATTAGTCAGCAGCAAAAGAGAAGAAACACACGGAGATGCTTTTAAAAATCATGCACAAATAGCTGATTTATGGAGTGTATTTTTAGATGATAAACTTAAACCAATGAAGGAGATAACACCTGGTGATGTAGCAGTCATGATGTGCCTATTAAAGATTTCGCGCTCCACCATGGGCGATTTTAACATAGATGATTTTGTCGATGGTGCGGCATACATGGCAATAGCAGGAGAAATGAATGACGTTGGATCTATTTAATCAAAACGAAATAAAATCAGAATGGGTTCATCCTTCTGAATTTCCTTCAATGAAAGGAAAGAAGGTAGTAGCTGTTGACTTAGAGACATGTGATACTGATCTTATTAAAATGGGTCCAGGGTGGCCTAAGAAGATTGGTTCGGTTATAGGAATTGCAATATCTAGTGGGGATTTTACAGCATACTATCCTATTGCCCATGAGGGTGGTGGAAATATGGATAAGAAACATGTCATAAAATATATAAAAGAAATATGTGAGGATGAGTCCATACAAAAAGTATTTCATAATGCACAGTACGATATTGGGTGGCTTAGTGTTCTAGGCATTGAAGTTAAAGGATACATACATGATACCATGATTGCTGCTGCTCTTTTAAATGAGAATAGATATGCCTATACCTTAAATAGCATTATAAAAGACTACTTGGGTGGTTTTAAAGACGAAAGAGTTCTTAAAGCTAAGGCAGAAGAATTAGGACTAGATCCTAAAGCTGACATGTATAAAATGCACTCATCATTTGTTGGAGAGTATGCAGAGGCAGATGCTAGATGGACGTGGCGATTACACGAGCGTTTTATAACAGAAATAGAAAATGAAGATCTCACTAGAGTATATGATATGGAATGTCGTCTCATACGTGTTATTTTTAACATGACTAGACGTGGTGTTAGAATTGATATGGATAAGGCTTACGCACTTAAGAAAAAATTAAATAACAAGGAAAAAGTTTATCTAAAAAGAATAAGGGACATTACAGGATTAAATGTACAGGTGTGGGCTGCACGTTCTGTTGCTGAAGCTTTTGATGGTGCTAACCTAGAGTATCCTCGAACTGAACTAGGTGCTCCAAGCTTCACACAAACTTTCCTTGAAACACACCCACACGAGCTACCTAGAATGATAACTAAAGCGAGAGTTTTAAATAAACTACAAGGAACCTTCATTGATGGCATTGCAAGATATATTCATGAAGGAAGATTACACGCACATATAAATCAAATAAGGGGGGATGCAGGAGGGTTTGTAGGTGGAACTGTTACTGGTAGATTTTCCATGTATGCTCCTAACTTACAGCAAATGCCTATAAGAAGTGAATTTGGATCAGAGTTAAGAAAAATATTTATCCCAGAAGAGGGAGAAGATTGGCTCTCAGCTGACTACTCACAACAGGAACCCAGAATACTGACTCATTTCGCAATTAAAAATAAGAACGAAGGGGCAACAGATGTTAAGTCTGCGTTTGTTAAGGGTCTTGACTTTCATAAACAAACAGCTGAAATGGCTGGTATTCCTAGAAGATTAGCTAAGACGATTGGGCTTGGAGTTATGTACGGAATGGGTTATAAAAAACTAGCGGTGGATTTGGACATTAGTCCAAAAGAAGCTAAAGCAATGCTCACTCAATTTAGGGAAAAGGTTCCTTTTATGCAAGGAATGCTTGAAGCAGTTATGCATAGAGCTAATAAAGTAGGATCAATAAGGACCTATCTTGGAAGAAGGTGTAAATTTGATTTATGGGAACCTAATTGGTTTGAAATGGATCCTGTTACAAAACAGCCAGTGTTTCATAAAGCCTTACCACATAACGAAGCTGTAGTTAAATGGGGCGGTTCTATTAAAAGAGCTGGTACATACAAAGCATTAAATAGATTGATACAAGGCACAGCTGCTGATCAAACTAAAAAGGCTATGGTTGACATATATGAAAACTTGGGAGTAACCCCTTTAATTCAAGTTCATGACGAGTTGAATTGTAGTGTAAAATCTGATATAATGGCAAAAGATATAAAAGATATAATGGAAAACTGTATAAATCTGGAGGTCCCTACTAAAGTGACCTATAAAATTAAAACAAATTGGGGTGATGCAAAATGAGTAAACCAGGGTATAGAGACCAAGGTAAGAAACGAAAAGATGGAGTGAAACATGGATTTGCAATCAACCCAGAACAAATGGATTTTGAAAGACGCAAGCTTTTGGAAGAGATGTCTACGAAAGTTACTAAAAAGAGTCTTAATAATATGGCGGCAGTTGCTGCTACGAAAGAGCCCATCTATAAAGACGAAGAAGGAAATAAAAGAGAACCAACAATGCGTGTACTATCACTCGGGGCAGGGGTTCAGTCTTCCTGTCTCGCACTCATGGCGCAAGAAGGACTAACAAAGCATAAACCAGACTGCATGATATTCGCCGATACAGGATGGGAGCCATCATTTGTATACGAGCATGTGGAATATTTAAAAAAAGCTATTACAATATGTCCTATACACACAGTAGAAAGAAGTAACATACGAGAGGATCTTATTCGTGCAGCAAATCCTATAAAGGGTTCTAATGAGGAATGGAAATCTTTCGCCGGACGTGTACCGAATCCACCATTATTTGCGGCTCGTCCTGGTGGTAAAGTTGGTATGTTATATAGACAGTGCACACATGATTATAAAGTTATCCCCATCCAGAAAAAGATGAGGGAGTTACTCGGTATCAAACCAAGACACCGAGTTAAGAAAGGAACAATCGTCGAACAATGGATCGGCATATCCACAGATGAAGCAATGAGAATGAAAAAAGCAAGGCTTCCATGGTTGGAATCCCGTTGGCCATTGATCGAGATGAAAATGTCAAGAGCGGACTGCTTACAGTGGTACCGTGACATGAAAAAACACCCTATGCCAGGCAAGTCCTCGTGCATAGGGTGTCCTTATCACCACAACGACCAATGGAAAAATATGCAAAAGAACTATCCAAAGGACTTTGATGATGCGTGTGAGGTTGATGATAAGATAAGACATGGATTAAAAAACACAACAGCTGAATTGTTTTTACACAAATCAGCGAAACCATTGAGGGATATAAATTTCTTAGAGCCAAAGAAGCAGGCAAGCTTATTTGGTGAAACATTTGATGAGGAATTCGCAGATGAGTGCGAAGGGCTTTGCGGAGTATAGTGAGCAGAGCTGATTTAAAAAGGAAGAGACATAAAGGGAGGCGCAAGGTTGGATCTAATAAGAGAAAGAATCGAAGACGCGCTCGTTTAGGAATGAAGATAAGGAGAAAATAATGACACCAGAAGATATAAAAAAGAAAAAAGAATTATTGATAAAGCAGCATAATGATCTCAAGGATAAAATAGATGAGGGTAAA